TTTCTGTGTTAGCCGCATCAGCCTCTTCTTTCATTCTTGTATACAAAGCTGTTTTTTTCTCGAAGGAATCTAAAGTAACAGAGACTCCTAATGCATTTTCAGTACCAAATTTACGTTGTTCATCAGTAAGATTGTAAGGATTAGCTTCGTCATTAAATATTCCAAGTAATTCTTGGGTCTTACTTACTGTAGGCTTTTTCATTGCTTCTTTCACAGCATCCTTGCCAGTCAGAACACCTTGACGTACTAAATCTGCTAAATCAACTCTACCATTTGGGTATAGTTCAGATTTCATGTTCAAAAGGGCATTTACAGCATTTGTCAATGCGGCTTTAGAGCTTTTGTCTTTATCCATAGCGGCAAGTCTTGTCTCAAAGTTAGCCGCCATTTGAGCATCAGGTTCAAAACGTAAAGTATTAAATCCTTGCCCCATTCTGTAGACTTCTTCTTGGCTCATACCTTGAAATAAAGAATTACTCATGCTAGACATAACATTTCCAAGACCCATGCCCATGCCACCACCTTGTGGCGATGCTACTGGTTGCTCATCTTCTTTGTCTGCAAGACCACTTAAACCAAGAATACCCATTATGCCTAATGCTCTATCACCTATACCAGCCATTACTTACCTCCTGTATAGCTATTAGTCATTGCTGTTAAGTAATCAAATATTCCATTTTGTTTAGTCTCTTGCTTAGAAGTAGTACCTACGTTAGGAGTTTGACCAAGCGCTTGATTAACATATCCAAGAGTATTAGCACCTTGTCCTGTATATCCGCGAAATTGAGCTTCAGCCGCTTGCATAAGAGCTTGTTGCATTGCTTGTTGTTGAGCGCCTTGCATAGCCATGTTGTTGTTGACTGTCTGCCCCATGTTAAATCCAAGATTAGCAGTCTGACCTAATTGATTAGCCGCTCCAAGTCTTAATTGATTACCTTGTAATCCAGCATTTTGATTTGCCAATGAAGCTTGCAATTGATTCTGTATATCTTGTTGTCCAGCAGATTGATTAGCTAATTGACCTTGCATACCAGCTTGTTGATTAGCTAGTCCGGCTTGCAATGCGTTACCTTGGTTAGCAAGTTGCCCTTGCATTCCGTATTGTTGGTTCATACCTTGCGCTTGTAATGCATTCTGTTGATTAGATAAAGCAGAATTTTGACCCATGCCTAAAGCTTGCATTCTATTTGCTTGATTAGCTAGTTGTCCTTGCATTCCGGCTGACTGATTCATACCAGCCGCTTGTAGTGCATTTTGTTGGTTTGCTAATTGACCTTGCATACCAGCACTTTGATTCATTCCCGCCGCTTGAAGCGCGTTTTGTTGATTTGCTAAACCAGCTTGTATTGCATTTTGTTGGTTAGCTTGTGAGGCTTGTAATCCAGCGCCTTGATTAGCTAATTGACCTTGCATGTTAGTATTAATATCAAATTGACTACCAGCTTGGTTAGCCATTTGAGATTGAAAATTATTAGCTATATCTTGCCCAGCCATTGCTTGTGCATTTTGATAACCAGCTTGTCTAAGTCCAGCAGAAGATTGTGCTAATTGTGCCGCTACACCTCTACCCATTTCACCCATAGCTACACCATGTCTTGAGCCTCCAAAGCCTCCAGCCGCTTGTGCCTGTGCGCCTAACATGTCTAATCCCATGTTTGCACCACGTAAGATGTCAGTCTCATTAGCTTTAATTACTGAGTCTGTGTAAGGGTTCATGTAAGGAGTCATTGATGTATTACGCATCATTTGAGCTTGTACTTGCGGAGTTAATGCTTGTTGACCTATTTGTTGAGCCGCAATATTTGAGCCAGCAACATTAGTACCAGCAACATTGTTTAATGCCGCATTTACATTTGTGCCACTTACGTTATTTGGATTAACATTACTACCAACATAATTAGCATTGACATTAGAGCCTGTTACATTATTTAAAGATGGGTTTACATTTGAGCCAGCTACACTTGTTGGATTAACTGAAGCGCTTGTTCCAGCTACACCTACTTGACTAGGCGTGTAAGCCATTCCAGCCGCCGCTCCTAATCCAGCACCTTGTATGCCTTGAGCCGCTAGGCTGTTAATATTTGGTGGGGTTCTTTGACCTCCGGGTGCTTGTCCAGCCATCAGCGACCTCCGTATGATTTATTATTCGGATTTTTGTATGTACCACCTTTGCTCTTATAAGTTTTTTGTGAAGCATACTTGTGCTTTGTAGGTGTTTTGGTTGCTTGTACGTTGTAATTATATTTTGGTGCTGATGTGCCACTATTTATTCCAGCTCTTGACATATTTACACCACCAGTTGAGCGCTCGTCTTGACCGGTATAACCTTTGGTATTTGCACCAGTTTTAACATTTGCATAAGTTTGTGCCATTCGTTGTGCTTGAGTTTGCGGTTGTACGCCACCTCTAGGAGTAATTCCTCCACCGCCGCCGCCACCACCGCCGCCACCGCCATAGGATTGTGGTGCGGCATTTGCTGGTACAGCATTACCAAATAATGAGTCATAAGCGTCTACAGTATCACCGTAGTTCGCTTTTAAATCTGTCATAGCTTGGTCGTACAATGGCATAGAGCTGTAACCTTTCATACCATTATCGTATGTAGTTGGAGTTGGCATACCCGCCATTGCATCTGTAGGTGCAAGTAAACCAAATGCTGAAGCCGCGTTTGCATTGTTTTGAAATGCCATTTCTTGATTTGGGTTAAATGCCGCCACTTGAGGCCCATAGTATGGCATGTACTCAATTTGTTGTAAGGCTTCTGCACGTTGCAGATTTCTATCTGCTGGCCCTCTTATAAACTCAGGTACTGTTGTCTCTGTAGTTGTTTTCTTTCCTCCACCTTTACCGCCGCCACCTGAACTCATGTCAAAACTCCTTTGCTAATATTGTAAGTTGTTCTTTCCACCCTTTAGATTCAAGAACACGTTTCCATCCTTTCCTACCGGCTATTGACATTCCATCACAGCCTTGTAATTTTCCCCATTCCATTGCACTATCATGCATGTCTGTAATCTGTTTAATTCCGTAGCCTTTATCTCCACCGGCTAAGAATACGTGTAGCACTTTCTTATTAGGATACACTACAATCTCTGTAACTGCACATCCGTTTGACCCCATCCATAACTGCATGTGACCACTTATAACCCCATCTACTATGTCTTTAAAGTCATGAGTATCACCGCCTTTATTTAGCGCTGACATAATCCATTCCTTACCAGTCATTAATTGTTCTTGTATATTCATGGGTCGTATTTTAATTTTACCCAAGCACCATTCTTGGATACTACTACTGCATTTTGAGCTTCATCCCACATTAATACTCCATCTTCTGTAGCTTTTGCTGTTGCATCATAGTATTGTAATTTGTTGCGTGTGCTAGATAAAAATGTGATTAATCTTTCAGCCCATGGTTTCCAATTACTTCCTAATGGTGGTGGTGGCGTGGCAATACTCATCGTCTACCACCAGGATTTGCATCTATTCTCATAATTCCTGACCGCCAATTATCGTTTCCTACACCTTGTATTTTAACCCTAACTTGTCTTCCTGTAAATCTAACATCTGTTGGGTTAGAAAGAGAAAATGCACCATGTACTGTTTCTGTGTCATTAGGATGAAATCTTGTTTTAAATGTTACAGCTACTTGACCTTGTGTTCTTTCGTCAGGTATCAGTTGATTTACTTTCATAATACTATCACCATTACCAAGAGTTATAGAGCCGGATTCTGCATAAGGTTTTTCTGAGCCTGTGTGCGTGTACCCAGTTTCTTGGTTATAAAGATTACCACTTGCATCTGCCCAAATAGGGTTAGTAAATATTCCTTCGTCTACGCCAGCAGTTCTGCTTAATTCACCAGTCGCCCAATGCCCTTCTTGATACGCAAGCGTTACGTATCTGTCATTTTCTGTTGAACTGGCTGAAGGATAGAACCACCATATTTCTCCAAATTGTGAATTGTGTACCGCATATACTTTGCTTACTTGTGAAGGATTTAAATCATCAAACACATAGTCAGCTACTTCACAAGCAACTTCTGTAGCAGTAGAGCCATTAAATGTAAAGAAACCTTTCTTACCCATCCAAAATGCGCCTTCATCAATTGCTACTGCGGCTTTTCTTGAAGCAACACCACAAGCTGTACCAACTCTTTGAAAGCCATATACAAATGGCGCTCCTGAGTATGTAGCAACGTGTGCATCAGTATCAGTTAATATTAAGGTAGCACCTCTCATTCTAATACCACACATAATCTGACCATTAGTTTGTAACTCCATATCACCAGCTTCGTTTGTAGCTGAAGCTGACCATACTGTATTGTTTTCTTTATCAGACCAAGCAACTTTACGTGGATTACCACCAGCACCAAGACAAAATACAAATCTTTCTTCTGTGACTACCATTGCATTGTTATTTACAGGAGCGTTTGAAACAACTGCCGCATTTGCATTAGGATTATTTTGCCACTCTAACAACTTACCATCAGTTGATGACACAGCAAGTAAATATTCTCCCCACGTATCTAGTGACCAAGTAGTTGCTTCTGCAAAAACGCCTGAGCTTGTTGGCGCACGACCATAATTAGTTCGACCATAAAAACCACCACCAAAAGCTAGATTAAGTGCGCCACTAACTGTGCCTGATGTAAATCCTGAAGAGGGTGTGATGTCAGCTACTGCTAGTGAGGGGTTCACATAATATAACTTTTCATATGTTCCAGCAACCATATGTTCGTCACTATCGTTGTCTAAGTAAGAAATCATTCCTCTAGGTGCATAAGCAAATGCATTAGTTTTTCTAGTTGTCCATCCACCTACTGGTCTCATAGAACCATCATGCCATCTGACTAAACTAGCTTCTCGCCATCTGTTAGATGATTCAAACACAGTTCCATTTGCATGGACTCCGGGTGGTATTTGTAGTGGTATCATTGCCATAATATTAAGCCGCTATCTGTGTCCAAGTTACTGAATCATTAACAATTAATTCCCATTTCTCTCTACCTATTGTAGCAGTTCCGGATGTTGCACTTAATGCACCGGCTGTACTTTGTACTCGATTACACGTAGCCAAGACTAATGCGTTAGGTTGTATAGTAGCATAAGGCTGTTGTATTCTTTCAGAGTCTGAAGCTACAGTTGATATAACTAAATTGCTAGGTGTATTTGCTGTACTACCCATGCCTGAATGAATTGCACAATAATAATATAAGTTTGGCGCATCTGTTGCTACAACAATTGTAGTTTGTATTCCCGAATTGTGTGTTACACCTGTTGTATATTCTGAGCCACTTGCATGCGTTCCGTTTGAAGTAGTTGAAAATCTGAAAGGATGACTTGAGGGGTAATTAAAGACATACGTATTACCTTCAACTAAATTCAAAACTTGTTGTTGGACACCATTAATAAAGTATTTATTAGCTCCACTTACCACTTGCACAGTCACGTTATAATGCTGAGTGCCTCCTGTCGATGCGATACCACCTCTCGTGGCAAAGCCTAATACTGTAATACTTGCGTTAGCTGTTGGCGTACCTGAACCAAATCTTACTCGATTACATATAGCGGCAATGGTAGCTGTTCCTGTTAACGCCGCCGCACCATTCACCATAAACACACCGTCACAAGCAACACTTCCTACTGCACTTATTGCTACAGGAGTTGTTCTTACCCTTACAATAGTTGAGGCTGGTACAACCGTAGACGTAGAAGTCATAGGAGCGGCACTTGTTCTAACTCTTGTGCCATTACCATTACTAGTAGCTACAGTAACTGAAGTACCATTTATTAAGACTGAACCATCTGCTATTCTTCTTGCTATTGCACTAACCGTTGCTGTACCTTGTATAGTTCCTTGTGGGAACTGGCTAATTTTTTGTCCTACACATGTAGAAGTTGCAGTAGCTGATATTATGGTTTGTAGGTCAGATAAATCAAAAACACCTACACCATAAAGATAACTACCATAACCCTGTGCATCTGTTTCTTCAAGTATAAACTTTTCACCAGCCGCACTAACTCCTGAAGCTACTGTTACTGTAACTGTACCACCTGAAGAAAATGTAGCATTACCAGTAATAGATACTGATGCTGTGGCTGTTACATTACCTGAAGGAAACAAAGCAATTCTTTGACCACTACACGTAGTAGCCGAAGTTGCACTT